TCGCTACCACGGGCAGTGAAGAACCTGCGGCCCTCTCGGAGCTGCACGTCTCTGCGGCCTTGCCGAAAGTCGTCCTTCTGTCGGACTGTGCGTTTTCTTTCTCCGCGTGCCATGAGTTACTCCTTAACCGAATACTGTAAGTGTGGGTTCTTTCTCGGGGATTGGCGACATACTGCCAGGTGCTACTGGGCCACGTGACGGCACAGCAGAGCGCAGTCTGTTAATGCCGAGACCCGTCTGATACCCCGAGACGCCCGCACCAGCTAACTGTAAGCCAGCTTCGAGGGCGGACGGTGATCTGATTTGAGACAGCGCCGTTGCGGCCCGGTCTTCGATGCCACGCTGAGTGAATGCGGACTGCTTGGAAACAAGTGCAGCCTCCATGCTCTCATCAGCCAGCGACTGGTTGATCGAAGCAGCGAAGCTCGCGCCCAGTGCCCCGGACTCGCCGGCAGACACACGGGCACGCGCTCGTCGTTCTCGTGAAGCTCGAATGCGTTGGCCAATTTCTTCTTCCGCTGCTTCCTGCGCTTCCGTACGCTCGCTCTCAGCTTGCGTTTGGATTTGCGTTCGCTGGGCCTTGGCAGTTTCACTCTGCGCGTACAAGCCAACAGCAGACGTGGCAACAGTCGACGCGATGCTGAGATACAGGATCGTCGCCTGAGAAATTGGCTCACACATGGTCAGCTCCTTTTGGATACGTATTGAATAAACGGCAGCTTCGCGTAGCCGAACTTGTCGACTTGCTGCACTGGCCTGAAGCCAAGGCGCGGCAGCCAAATCATGCTGGCAACGTGTTGTGCGTCTATAAAGTTTGTGAGGAACTCGTACCGCTCATGCATGATGGCAAGGTACTCTTTGCACTTATGCATGAAGTCGAGTTTGTTGAGGTAGATGCCTGTTGAGGCAAGTAACCATATCCCTCCAATCGTGATACCCTCATAGTTGGGGTCACCTTCCGGCTTGATGTCATTCGCACCAAACATCGCGACAGGCAACCCGTTGTACGTGGCAGCCCAGCACATGTCATCGTCGGATAACCGTACGGATTCCAAGAGACCGTCAAGCGGATTCATGCCTGACGATCTCTGGATTTCCAATTTGTCACCGGGTCTAAGATGCGGAGCCAGTTGGTTTGCGTAAACGCGACCAGCCGGTACGATCTTAAACTTCTCCATTTAGATACTCCTCGTTCTCTTGGTGAATTTGCCTTCCCACTCAGCGGAGGTAAACTTCGCTTGCAGGTGAGACGGGTTTCTTATCGTGATGACGCAGTCTCGACTGTTCGCGTCGATATACGTCTGGTAGGTTCCTGTAGCGAACGCAGCCTCGCCGGTAATGAGCGATGCTTCACCCAGTGTGCGGCCAGTGAATGCGTCCAGTGCAGCCGGTACGACTTCCTCCACGTCTGCGGCGAAGTCTGTTCCATACGGAGACACCTCTATCTCGAAGTAACCTGAGTCCTTGAAGTTGACTGTCAGTGTCCGCAAGTTCAGACGCCCGGTTGTATCGGCCATCTGGTTCCTGTTGTACACGAACTGTTCGGAGAGCTGGTAGCTGGCGTCGTAATTCACACCGACAACCGGCGCGGTACCTGTCAGGTCACCATCAACGATGATGTCTTCAGGTGGTGCACCGGGCACGACGTAGGTCGTGGGGTCAACCAGTCTGCCAACATTACCGGAGCCAGAGGTTAGTACGACTTTCATGTCGGCTTCTTCCGTGATGTCGTAAGGTAACGTGATCGTTGTCTCGTCGAGACCAGCAGAGTAGGACATGTCACCCGGCTGTACTTCATACTTGCGATCAAGCAGGATGTCGAAGCCAAGAGACAGGGTCTCTGCGTTAACGTCAAGGTCAGCCTTCTCAAGGTACGTTGCGTCCGAGCGTTGGATCAAAGCAAATACTTCGTCTTCGATCACGTCAACGGACAGCAGCACATCGTCGGTACCTACTTCCCAGTAGGACCATGCCGACTGAACCTTCTCGTCACCAGACCAGTACACCTTGTATACGTAGATACGATTCTCGTACCCAGTCTGATCCGAGATAACGAACAGTGCATCCTCCACGTCGGAGGTAGCCATGCTTACGATCTGATTAGGAACGAACCGTGGCACGTGTGCCGTGACATCAGCAGCGTCAGTTTGCAACGTGCCAGAGTTCACAAAGTATTCGCGAATGCGTGACCATGAGCCAGCCTTGGATACGAAGAAGATGTCGGAGCTGATGCGTACCGGCGCGACAGTATCGTCCATCTCAAAACTCGTGGCTTCGTCTATCGACACACTCGTAGGAGTGAGCACGTCCCTCACGGAGAGGGAGAACTGCGACTGGTCAGCGAACAGCATCATCGTGTCGTTGAACGGAACGGCGAACTTCAAGATCGAAACCTTGTTGGTCGTCAGCGCAACGTCGACGAGGTCACTGTCGAGCAGGGTTGTCATCGTGTTGCGCCAGAAGTTCCCATAGTCTCCCGCAGTGGAGAGCACACAGTTTTCATCGGTTATGAAGCCGAGTCGATTCTTCCAGTAGAACACACCGTTGATTGTGCGGCCAACGAAAGTGGCCGGTGGATTGCTATCTGCGTCACCAACTTGACGGGCAGTCCAAGCGAAAGGGGTAAAGGTGAAAGTCCCGTTACTCTCTCGTACCAATGCATGAGGCATGGTTGATTCATCAAGCGAGGTGTTTGCGCTGGGTCCATAAGTTTCCTCCCAGACTCCGCTCGTGCGTACGACATAGTAACCTCCAAAGTTGTCCTCGTCGTAGCCGACGACCTTGTACAAGTCACCGTTCGACGGGGGTGCGGGGTCATCCGGATGCGGTAAGTCACTGAAAGTATTGACGGTTCCGTCCAGTGCACCTGCGCCGTTCGGGTTGTAGTAGCGGAGGTCATCTTGATTTCCCCAGATTTCGGGGTGATGCCAGTCCGCATAGTTGGTCGGAGTTGTAGTCGGCGCTGTCTTCGTAGCGGTAACTACTGTCTTGTTGACGACGAAACTGTAGTCAGCGATAGAGGCAATGGAGAAAGTATCTTCTGCGTTACCACCTCCGACGACAGACAAGTAGCCTTTACCAGTCGGGAAGGCGACCGTCTTCTCCGTGCCATCTTCCGCATCGAATACTTTGAGGTCACCGTCAGTGACCACGACGATGTACCGTTCGCTTACGTCTCGGTTGATCGTGTGCACGTGGGCAGTTGACCAGTCAGCAGTTGTTACTGCGGCCAGGTGCTGGAAGGGCGGACGCTTGCGCAGCCCGTCTTGGACAGTACCGTACTTATTGATCTGTGCTTCCGCTTGTGAGGGTTGACGCAACGTAGGGTTCTGTTGTGACACCCCATTGTATAGCGCCGGGATGTGGCGCGAGACGAGTGCGTCAACCATGAGAGTACTCCTTACAGGGCGTCGATTGTGGTAAAGGCAGCTTCAGGTGTTGCAGCATCTTCGAGAGCTGCGGATACGTTGGACGTGCTTGCAGTGCCACCCTGGTCAGCGACAATCTGAAGGACGACGGCGTCGTAAAATTCCTGCTTGTTTGCGGGACCGGCACCTCCATAGGAAGCGGGACGACCACCTGAGCGGTCGAGAAACTTGGCACTGTTCCAGCCCATACGGGACAGGTCAGCGATGCTTGAAGTTGTGATTGATACGGACATGATTATCTCCGGTATGGATTGCGGTTACGATGGACAGCAACAGAGTACTTCACGAGATTGAATCGCTTCTGTCGCTTCTCGACGCGCCGGAACGTAGCGTAAGCTTCGCTCTCATCGTCGCGCGTAAATTGGTGTAGGATAGCAGACGCCATGATGCCGGCTTGAAACTTGCGGGCAGCCTTGGTGGCGACGTACTGTCGGCAGTGCTGTGGAACCTGTTCGAACTCAAAGGCCCACACGATCTCAACCTTGACAGCTTCAGAGAACTCGTTGAACGAATTCTTCACTCTGTCATACAGGAACATGCCTGCGGGTGCGCTGGAATCGTATCGGGGGACGTAGTCCTCGCCGTACGTGGGGTCGATCTGAAGTGCAGCGGCGGGTACCGCGATACGGAAGGTGCCATCAACGGACATTGAATACGCAGTGTCCGAATTGAAAGACCAACCTTGAGTCAACACCTCGCGCAACGCATTGTCCAGAGCAACGACGGCTTTGACGACATCCTTGGGGAGGGAGCCGGACAGGGTGTTGACGGGGGATTGACCGATTGAAGCGAGCATCAAGTTGACGGCATCGAGTTTCGTTTGGGCTACTGTTGGTGTAGTCATCAGTCATTCCTTGAAAAAGGCGGGAGTTCACTGTCAGAGCGTAGTACCCTGAATGCCTGAACTCCTCTTATCTAACTGCCTTGAAAAAATGGAGCCGACATTGCGGTCGACTCCGGGGATAGTTTAGGTGAGAACTTAGCTTGCGCCGAAGTTCTTCTCAGCGATCCAGTTAGCGTCTGACGTTTGAGTCAGTGCATCGTAACCAGTTGCGCCATCGTCAACTCGTGCTTCCATGTGCCGAAGCAGGTTGCGCCACGTGCCAACCGCTTCGCGGTTGCCAACGATCAGCGGGTTCTCTTTCAGAACCAGCTCGATGGTGCCGATTGCCGTTTCCACGGCGGTGTCAGCAGGGTAAGCCATAATAGACTCCAGTAAGGGGATGAAGTTCCCCCCGAAGGGGGAACCAGAAGGGTGTTGTCAATCAACCTTAGGAGGTGATGACTTCAACCGCAGCTTTGTTGATCAGCGGACCATGACCCACGGCGATCTTGCCGAGCATCAGAGTGCCCTGCCTGCGACCGTCATAGATTTCCTCGGTCGCCAGTCCCATCAGCTG